CACCCTTCTCATGACCTCTCATTTATCATTGAATTTTGCACTAGTTATGTACTCACCTCCTGTTATCCAGCCACCTTACACGCCGAAAGCCGGGATCTAAAACCACACCAATGGGTATGCCATGCCCTTCCTAGTCGCTAGCTTTGTTCGCGACGTCCTCGGAAACTCCTAGTCACGGGACAATGTGACATCCTCGGAGGCTGGCTGCTTTTAACGACTTCCCAGGTCTCAGTCTTAGAACTTCATCAGAAATTGAGGGTCAAGTCGACAGCAATGTGTAGGAGTCCAACGGATGCTAAAGCAGCCAAGTTATTCTTGGACACGTACTTAAGTGTTCCACAGTACTTAATGTTATTGTCTGCTCCCGCATCATTCGCTTTACAACTGGACTCCTCACCTTGTCTTGGACGGAAAGTCATTGAGCTTTCACCTTTCACGTCCACAACCTGAACATTGTCAGAATGGGAATTAGTGGTGCCAGTCAGGGTGGCTAAGTCTACTGGGGCTGCGGCTCCTCCAGTGTTTGGGTCCATGCCCATGGCAAAGTAACCCGTTGTTGTGCTGGCCCCGGTCCCCACAAATTTTACCGTCACACTGTGGACGTTGACATTATTGAAGATCTGTTGGAGCTTAACTGCATCTCCGCTGAGGTTAACAAAGAGGTCGGTTGTGGCATTTGCCGCCCCGTACCCCAAGTACCACCAATTATTGCAGATGCCAGCTGTTGCCCCGTTAGCCAACTCCATAAGCCCAGTGAGAACGTAGCGACCGCCAGGAATCTTGTTTTGTTTGAACACAAGACTGATGTCACGATACGGGTCAGAGAGACCGCCTTTTCTATTGCCCCCGCCAGCCTTTCCGGCTCTTCCCTTCTGTTTTCCTCCAAGTCCAGATTGTCTTGCTGCTCTTGCCTCACTCTGCTCCCAGGCCTTGATTTGGGCGTCCGTGGGTTTTGATAGATAGAATCTCTTCTGCGGTGCCATCTCTTTTGTTTTGGTATTTTTATATTTCTTTATGGTCTGTCCGAGAGGTGATTTATCTACTGCTTTTGCTAAAGCGTGATATTGGGCTAGTTCTAATCCTGTTTTGATGATCTTGTGCGAAGCGTTCCAAACGTCTTCGCGTCTTGGCATGTAGATAGTGTTGTATTGGGTACCGCACACGTGGGCGGGACTGTACATCTCTGTGATCTAATTCGAAGCGCCGTGCAGTCTCTCGGCATTTTGTTTAGCACGGAAATATTAAGCTTATCGCACCGTTTTGGGCTTTAACACAGAGACCCAATAAGCGTCATTTTATAGTTCTCTCTCCTGGTGCCTCCAATCGAACCTCCACAAGTTCTTGGAAACAGGATCTCCAGTCTCAGGATCTGCAAAGGGATTGCACTCCCACCGCGAGAGAACTTCCTCAGCATATGCTTGCTGTTCCAGATCTATTCCCCAAGCCTGGCTAAAGTCTTCCCTGGCCTGGGGGGTGATTGGTGTGTGTCTTATGGTCCGCCAATCACTGGGCATATCTCTCTTGTGTCTATATTCCATCCACACTCCAGAGGATAGTAGGCCACCATCCTTTCGCCCTCTCTTAGACATATGCGTATCCGCACTACGTATCAGGGCTCTAAAGAATGGGTCTACAACAGGAACTCCATGATATATGGAGAGCTCACCAACTGCTATTGTCTTCAGCAGTTTAGGCCTAAGTGTTTTAATAGAGAATTTCGGGTTTATGGTCGTCTTTGAGAGGATTTTCCAAGGGTCTCTAGCCAAGGTCCATTCGCCGTTAACACGAACTGGGCAACCTTGGCAGAAGTTGATCTCCTGGAATATTTTGGTGACACCTTCAATCTTCATCGTCATCCCATAACCTCTAAAGAACTCCGAAACTTCATCCTCTGTGGGGACAACCCCATCAAAGAAGAAGACAGAATCATCTCCATCGCAAAGAAAGTCAAATTTAGTGCCGGGTTGTCTAGCCTGAAGCCACAACCCAAAGGCACTTAGGAGACAGCTCATAATCACACAGTTGCCAGCAGCCGTGTTGCCATCCCCACTCATTCTCCCTCCCTCGACAATGTAGTTGTACTTCTTGCCTCTCTCACAACGAAAAGATCCCTTGTTTCTCAGCTGTTGGCTAAGCAACTTACGAAACAAAGGATCACCATTACACATAGTCCAAAAGATTTGCTCTATCTTCAGCAATTCTTTGGTGCAATGACTGTCGAACCGGCTAGCATCCAACATTAACGCTGTGCACCCCGGCATCGCTGTGAATTTCTTCCACAACAACGATGCCCGCTGCTTCGGGGTTAAACACTTGGCTATGAACCTAGTCTTAGGAAATCCAAGGCCACCAGAGACCATGTAAAGAACATGCTCAATGGGTTTGATGAACGAAGAAAGGAGGAGAGTGTACACAGGTTTCCTCCACTGGATAGCCCTGCACGAAGGATTTTTCTTCTTGGAACTGAATTTAATCCCCTCCATCTTGACAAACATTTGGACCTTAGACTCACTATTCCTGTAGCCCCGCAGTCTATAATCCGAAAGCGCTCGCTCATAGCGCCTTCTACGCATCCCACTGAAACAATTTACGACTGCCTGTAAACTGATCGCTGAGTGTTTCCCAACTCTTCTAGCCAAAGCAGTGGCTCTCTGGCGAAGTATGACCAACTCCTGTGCTTGGGGATATGGCACACAGGCGCCGACTCTTCCTTCTAGGGCATTCACGTGATTGCACGCACATGGTCGATGAAAGAACCAATCGACATCCACAAAGGATAGAGGGGGAAGAGGTAAATGAACAACTTCTCTTCCCCGGTCATGGTGATTTGAGTAGCG